AAATAAGGATGTCAAGTAAAATGATACAAAAAACAAAAAAACCTACATTAAAAGAATTGATCAGGGTAATAACTATGTTAACTATGAAGATAGAACAGTTAGAGCTCCATGTGTTTAAAGGAGATCAAGCCTTAGATGAATATATTAAAATGAAGGACGACAAGGATAATTTCATAGAATACTTACAAAAAAAAGCAGAACCTGATGATAAAGATACAGAGAAAGCTGAAGATAAATGAATATGAACCAGTGGTATATAATATATACAC